CAGCAGATCCAAGACCAAGAGTTGATCTTGCAGCAGAAGCATTTGCGTCATCAACTAATGTTAGACCGAATGTGCTGATTGCAGAAGCATCAAGTTTTCCAGTGATACCTGCAACGACACGAGCATCCGCTCTAGCGTTAGTAAAGAATATATTAGTCGATCCTTCAGTAATATTATCAGTATCAATGTCTGCCTGAGTAACACTAAGAGTACCACTACTATGTGTGATACCTGTGCCGTATGTAAAGTGAGTCCTAGTACGAGCAGCAGTGGTGAATAGATTTGTTGATCCTTCAGTTACATTGTCAGTGTCAATATCTGCCTGTGTGACAGATAGAGTGCCACCAGAGTGAGTGATACCAGTGCCGTAGGTAAAGTGAGTACGTGTCCTAGCAGCAGTAGTAAAGAGGTTAGTGCTACCTTCAGTTACTGTGTCAGTATTAACATCTGCCTGTGTAACAGATAATGTGTATGTGTTAGCAGTGTCATCGTAAGACTTAGTAACACCAGTACCAGCAATGATTAGAGCATTGATTCTGTCATCAACTCTCTCATCTAAGTAGTATTTGTTAGTTGTTCCTTCTGCTACATCATCTGTATCATGGTTAGAAAGAGATGCAATCGTTGTTGGAATTGTGTATGAGATAACACCTGTAGAAGCGTTATATCCTAGATCTCCGCTAACAGAGATGTGTCCTCTAGTGCGAGCAGCAGTTGTAAATAAATTTGTGGATCCTTCTGTAACATTATCGGTGTCGATATCAGCCTGAGTAACAGAAAGTGTGCCACTGCTATGTGTAATACCTGTGCCATATGTGAAATGCCCCCTAGTGCGAGCAGCAGTAGTAAAGAGATTTGTAGATCCCTCTGTTATATTGTCGGTATTTATATCAGCCTGTGTTGCAGATAGAGTTAAGATATTTCCTGCGTCATCATAAGTTGCAGTAATACCAGTGCCACCTGTAATTAGAGCATTAACTCTATCGTCAACTCTTTCATCTAGGTAGTATAGATTAGTTGATCCCTCAGTAAGTGCATCAGTATTGTGGTTTGCAATACTACCAACCTCTGACTGACCGAAAGTAATAGTCCCTGTAATATTCAAATTACCTTGGACTTCAAAGTCAGTTGTTGATCTAAAGTTTTCTACAGTTAATCTGTTTGTGCCAGGATTATATGTTAGGTTTGTAGAGTCTGTGCGAAGCTCAGTGAAACCATTGTTTGTAGAAACGAATGTTGGATAGTATGTAAGATTAGATGTTGTGGTATCTGTGATATCAGAGAGTAGAGTCTTGTCAGCAGTACCTGTTAGATCACCTGTTATGTTAGCAGTGATCTGTCCTGTTACACCAAGTGTGCCACCTATAGTGGTGTTGGTTGTAACGTCAAGAGAGTTAGTAGTTGTAAGACCACCCGCTATGATGTTACCAGAAGTTGATTGCAACTCAATCTTAGTTGTGCTGCTACCATTCTGTAATTTAAGAGTCTTAGTAGATCCCCTTAATATAATACTGTCTTTGAATAATGATGTGCTATCTACAGTGAGTGTGCCATCTAGTTGCTGATTACCATCTACATTAAGATCAGAATCAAAGTCTACATTCTGTGTGACATTGAGAGTGTTTGTAATGGTTGTCGCACCATTAACATCTAATGTGCCGAAGATGTCAGTGTTACCACTTGAAGATGCAACTGTAAATTTATCTGTGTTGACAATTAAACTACCACCGACGTTTGCAGATCCAGTCGTAGTGAAACTTGATAGGTTTAGAGTGGTTAAGGTTGTGATACCTGTAACTCCAAGTGTGCCTCCGATAGTTACATTACCAGTTGTGCCACCTAATGTGATTGTTTCTGCAGCATTAGGTCCTAGTTTTAGAGTCTGTCCAATAAAGACGTCCTCAGCAATAGTCGCACCACCGTTAGGAATCATCAACGGTGCATTGGCAGTCAGAGATGTAGGATTCTCATTCTTAGTGAGATCTAATCTTGCCTGTGCAGTGATGTTATCAACAAGAGTTGATGTGCCTGTAACGGTTAGGTTACCTTGTGTTACTACGTTTCCGTTATCTGTATCTACTGTAAACTTATCGACACCAGAATTATTCTGGATGTTAAATGATTTATTGTCAGCGTTAATTGTAACGTTGTCTTGGAATGTCGCTCCACCATCTACGTTTAGAGTGCTATCAAGATCAGTTGCTTGAGTGACATTGAAAGTATCGTCAATAGTTGTAGCACCCTCGACATTAAGTGTGCCTTGAATATCTGTATTACCGTTATCTGTGTCAATAGTAAACTTGTCTAGTCCTGCAGCATTCTGGATATTGACTGACTTGTTATCTGCCTTAACTACTAGACCATCTGTAATTGTAGTCAACAGATTGATATCTGCTGTGCCATTTACAGTTAAGTTATCATCTACAATAGTTTCACCTGTTGCAGAGTCAATAGTTAAGTTACCTAGAGAAGTGTCAATCTCAGAAGATCCACTAACACCGATCTGAATGTTATCAGCAGTGATGTCTGTAGATGTGATCGCAGCATTAAATGTAGATGTAGCATTGACAGTCAATGTGTCAACGTTACTATCACCAAGAGTTGTATTTGAATCTACCTGTAGATTGCCATCTACCTCAGCGTTATCTGTGATGTGTACCTTTCCTGCTTGAGAGTCGAGGATAAGGTCACCAGCTGTGGTACTAATCTCATTGTTAGCATCGACCCCGATCTTGATGGCGTCTGCTGTGATGTCTGTGGAGGTGATTGCTTGGTTAAACTGGACTGTCCCAGTAACTGAGTGACTATCTCCTGATGCGTTACCGATAGTAGTATTACCATCGACAGTAAGAGTGCCATCAACCTTAGTATTACCGTCAACATTTAAGTCTCCGTCTACGTCAGCATTATCTGTAATATTAACTGTGCCACCTACTGAATCTAAAATTAGATTTCCAGAGGTTGTTGAAATTTCGTTAGATCCATCAACACCAATCTGAATGTTATCAGCAGTGATATCTGTGGATGTAATTGCTTGGTTAAAGAGGACTGTACCTGTTACCTGATGTGCATCTCCAGAAGCATTACCAATAGTTGCGTTACCATCAACTTGGACTGTGCCTTGAATGACTGTGTTACCTGAGGCAGACGCAACAGTAAACTTAGTAGAGTTAACTGCAAAGTCAGATGTTACATCGAGCGTGCCAGTGATACTGACATCTCCACCAAATGATCCATCGTCTGTGACGACGAGATCGTCTCCAACGTAGAGATCCAATCCAATACCAACACCGCCCCCAACGATGAGAGTCCCAGTAGCAGCGTTTGTCGCATTTGTTGTGTCAAATAATTTAATTGATCCTGCATCTAGACCAGATCTTGTGCCTGAGAATGCCTCTGATGAATTAGTAGCAGCATGGTAAAGTGCATATCTTTCTGCAGAGTTATCCCAACCAAAGAATCCTAGTCTTGCTTGAGTATCGTAATACCTAAACTCAACACCACGATCCTTAGCATCATCAGATGAAGGAGCAGTGTCACCACCTAAAGTAATAATAGGATCGTCTAACGTAACAACAGTAGAATTAACTGTGCTTGTTGTGCCGTTAACAGTTAGGTTACCTTCTATTGTAGCATTCGTGTCAACAGTTAGTGACCCATTGATTCTAACATTGTCAGTTAGAGTTGTGTCGCTGTTAACTGTAAGAGTATCGGTGTTTGCATTACCGATAGTTACGTTGTCAGTAAAGGTTGCTTGATCGTTAAATTCAGAGTTGCCATGGACTGTTAAAGTACCTGTGCTCTGACCAACACGACCAATTATTGTATTACCATTGTCACTATCAACTGCAAACTGTATTTGACCCGCTGCATTATTGATATTAAATACTTCGTTATCAGACTGAATAACTACTGAATCATAGATTGTTGTCTGACCATCTACTGTTAGAGTAGAATTGAAATCAACTGCCTGATCTACATTAAGAGTAGAATCAAAGTCTACCGCTTGATTAACTGTGAGGTTATCTGTAAGGGTAGTGTCTGAGTTAACTGTTAATGTATCACTAGATTGATTACCAATAGTGGCATTACCATCTACTTGGAAAGTATTTTCTAATACTACTGCAGATCCTACAGTAAGTGTACCTCTGATATCTGTATTACCATTTGTAGAAAGGACGGTAAATTTATCATCGGTGCCGTTTGTGATCTTAAAATTCTTACCAGTAGTATCAAGTGTAATATCATCGTGGAATACTGAATCATTATCAACATCTAATGTTGAATTTAATGTAACAGCAGAATCTACATCAAGAGTGCTATTAAATGTTACGCCACTATCTACATCTAATGTGCCGTCTGTGTGTGTATTACCATTATCTGTGTCTACATCAAATACACTTACACCTGCAGCAGTTTGAATATCAAATTTCTTATTGTCTGCTTTAATTATAAGGTTATCTGTGATCTCAGTTTCTAACTGAATGTCAACTGTACCTTCAATAACTGTGTTACCTGTTGCACTCTCAATAGTAAACTTATCAGTGGTATTATTTCTAACAGCAAAGTTGGCATCTATGTCAACAGTGCCATCAATCTCAACGTTACCATTCAAGTGGGATGTGCCACCGACGTTAATATTTTCAGAAATACCC